AATCACGAGCCATTTCTATTCTAATAGCGTCTGGTTTGCCATATTCAGCAATAATGGCATTTATTAGTCTTCGTAATCCATGATGTATTCTCTTTTTTATTCTCATTTAAAATCAGTTAGTTACATAGGTTTTAAAAAAGCACTTCCGTGATTTTGACGGTTTAGTTTAATTTTATATCGCCCGTCTTACCAACGTAAGTTCGGGTTTTCGAGTTTCACACAGCATTTCTACGCTTTCAATTAGTCGAGCAATTTCAACTTTTGAGTAATGTGTTGTAATGCGTCCGGCATGATGACCCAATAAATCTTGTCTATCTTCATAAGTCACACCAGCCGCCCTTAAACGCATACCAAACGTATGACGTAGATCATGAATACGCACGCCTTCAAGCCCTAATGATGCTCTGACACGTTTCCAAGAGCCATTAGTCATCTGGGCCAACTTACGACCCTTATAATCAAATACAAATTCAGATTTGTTACCACGTCTTTTATTGACAATAGACATTGCTACCGAGTTGAGTGGTACAATTCTTTCGTGTGTATTTTTTGCTCTTTCTTCTTCGATGACAAAGACAGATGTATCAAGGCCACTAACCTTACATTCATCTGTCCATTTCATGCCACAAAGTTCTTGATCTCTTAAGCCAGTATTCAACGCAAACAACACCATTTCTGCTAAGTAGTCTGGCAAGGCTTTCAATAAACCTTCTTGTTCCTCAAAAGATATAGGTCTTGGTTTCCGCTTCTTACCTTGAACTACGGGCAACAGCGGCCTTGTTTCTAACCAAGGATTGCCCATATCATCACGCCATAACCGATTTGCTGTGCTTAAGACACTACGCACAACAGATAAGTCACGGGTTATCGTTCCAGCAGACCGTCCAGCGGCTTTTCTATCGGCAATAAATTCATCAAATGAACCTGAATGTATGCTACGCAAATTTAAATTACCGATATAAGGCATAATTGCCTTTAACGAATAAATGTCAGTCTGCAACGATTTCTTATGCTCATTCTCATCAACATAACGAGCAGCTGCTTCGTTAAAAGACCGCTCAACCTTCTCGCCATAGATATGAATCTTTCGTTGTCGATCAATCAACAGAGCTAAGATGCGTTCTGCTGCTTCGAGTTCAGCCTCACCAGTGCTAACTCGAATGAGTTGACCTGTGATGACTTTCTCGATGTGCCAGATGTTGCCTTTCTTTCTAAGTCCTGGTGTTCTTTTTGCCATAATACTTTCTCCTGAGCTGGCTTTCCGTTAGCCTGTTTATGTTGTTCCCACCAAGCATCTAAGTCAAGCCTGTCAAAACTAATCATTCTTGCTGCGTCTTTCACTTCAACAAGAAAAGGACGAACATGCGCGTTAAAATGTGGCGCTGACATGCCTAAATAAGCTGGTGCTTGTCCTGCTCTGATTACTCTAGGTTCAATTTTCATTTTTCCCCCTGCCTTCGTTACAAATATCTTCCCAGTTTGAAACTACATAACAAAGAATACCTCCAACTCCAAGTACAACTGTAAGCGTCATACAGCTCAGTAGGACTAAGACCATTGTTTCTATGTAGCTACACATCTCCTTTCTCCCTTATCCCGTGTGCTTTTTCAGCATCTCTAAATCCCCACATATATTCATCTGATTCCATCGCAAAAGCGTGTCTGTCATACAAAGCTTTTATTTCATCACCACTCAAAGGCTCACGTTTTGGTGGTGCGGCGTAGAGTGGTATCCAATTAGGGTTTTCAATATCCGAAAAATAAGTACGCCCTAATTCTTCATTAGTCCACATCCAAGCAACAGGCTTTTGCTCAGTCTGCTCAGTCTGCTCAGGTTGGGCGAGGAATTTTTCAATCTTATTAAGGTCTGCTATTAAATCTAATAAAACCGTGTCGCCACAGTCTCGTTCCTCTAACAACACGTATTTTAATTCGTGCATCCATTCCACTGCCTTTGTAAGTAACTCTCTTTCAATGTTCATATTGCCTCCTCAACAAAACCAAAGCACGATAGCCACAAGCACTAAAGAACCACATACTATGTTTTCTTTACTCATTCTCCACCTCCAATGCCGTGCATATCTTCTGCAAACCTAACACCTTTTATAAAAATCTCTCTAGTGGCATTAAGCATTGATGGGTTACCCTTGATTATTTCTTGCTCACTCAAAGGCTTTTGCTCAGTCTGCTCAGTCTGCTCAGGTTGGGCGAGGAATTTTTCAATCTTATTAAGGTCTGCTATTAAATCTAATAAAACCGTGTCGCCACAGTCTCGTTCCTCTAACAACACGTATTTTAATTCGTGCATCCATTCCACTGCCTTTGTAAGTAACTCTCTTTCTTTACTCATAAATATCCACCTCTAAACTTGCTAAAAAATGCACGACATCCCCAGCATCATTCTTGCAATAACTGAACATGCCATCCAGATTCTCTAAGAAGTAAACCGTGTTAGATTCATCTTCTTGAATAGTGAAAAAGGTATCTCTGGGTAAGTTATAAAGTTTCATGATATTTTCAAAAAACCTTGTCGTTGCATGAAGGGTGGACTACAAGTCTCACAGTTCTATCTTGAGCGTGAATCGGTTAAGAAGAATAGTGAGCATTTTGGGCATTTAAGTCGTCTTGTTTTTATAAAATGCCAACTGAAGCCCAAGCATGGGTTAGATTATGCGAAAACCCGCCTACTGGTTATGGGATAACCGCTAACAAAGACAATCTGTCTATAACGATGATAGGCATTGTTAAGCCATTTACTAAACGCGCTTTTGATAGACGCTGGGCTAAATATACGGCCAAATCCAGCCAAATATAACCATATCGAACCAAATCATACCAAATCATACCCGCCACCGTTTCAAGACTGGCAACGCATAGACACTACCCCCAACAGAGCCGAAAAGTTCTGGAAATCCTGCAAAACAGGAACATTAAAATATACCCATTGGGGGTTTTTAGCTATGTCAGTCTTAATATATCTAACTGTTAATCAATTCACCACAAAACACCCCGCCTTTACTCTTGGCGGACTCAGGGCTTGGATATTTAATAGCAATACCAACGGCCTTGCTAAATCAGGGGCTATTGTCCGTATAGGTCGTAAAATTTTGATAGATGAAAGCCTTTTTATGGGCTGGGTGCAATCTCAACAAAAGGCGGTGGCGTAAATGATTAACTCTAAAGTAAAAGGAAAGAAATTAATCTGCAATAAAAACAGCTAAATCATGTGAGTAATTTGTGAGTATAAAGCCCGTTTTAACAGCGGGTTTTTTATGCCCGTAGGAAACACGCGGCCTTAAATAGTGTGAGCAACTCACAGGATTAAATTCACAGTATTCACGCTATTTTTATATATAAAACAACAAGTTATAGTCTTACTCAATCCGTAGCAATACTGCAACGGAATACAAAATAGGACATAACAAATGACAAATCAAACAACCCCCTCTTATTTAACAGTTAATCAATTCACCACAAAACACCCCGCCTTTACTCTTGGCGGACTCAGGGCTTGGATATTTAATAGCAATACCAACGGCCTTAAAGAGTCGGGTGCGATTGTCAGAATTGGCAGGAAGCTGCTTATTCGAGAGGATTTGTTTTTTAGCTGGATAGAATCACAAAACAAGGCGGTGGCGTAAATGATTAACTCTAAAGTAAATAGAGTCATAAATAATTAAGCTCATTAAAATTAATGTTGATGTTCAACCGATATTGCCCAGGGAAATAATCAACATTACTTACTTTACCTAGCACCAAATCAGTATCGCCCTTTTTATAGCCACAAACTTTAAAGCCAGTCACCCTTCCACACTTGGCTTTCGCTTTGGTTTCGCGAAACTTCAATATCTCGGCTCGGTTGTAATAACAGATACACCCGATCATGACTGACTTTACCGGCAGCTTACCTTCTGACTCCCAGCGCTCTATAGTCGCCTTGTGGCAATTAAAAAGAGCGGCTGTTTCTAGTCGTGATATAAACTTTCTGTGATCTACCATGTCCTAGAAAGGGATGTCATCATCATAAGCAACATCAGCTTTAGGCGCTGCTTGTCTAGGTGCTGCACCTTCTTTTCTACCGCCAACTAAGTCAATAATATTGGCGTTCAACTCCATGCTGGTTTTAGTCGTGCCGTCTTTCGCTTGGTACTCGGTTTGTTTTAGTTCGCCCGAAATATTCACTTGCTGGCCTTTTAGCAAATAGTCTTTCAGGTTGCCTTCCGCTCGTTTTCCGAACAATGCCACACGAATAAACATGGTGGTTTGCTTATCCCCAAAGCCCTGATTATTTGCGACATTAACGGTTAAAACTGCACCACCACTGGGCAAATAGCGAACCTCACAATCTCTGGTGACTGTGCATACTGCGGTGTAAACATTGCTCATTGTATTGATTCCTTTGTTGTTTCTATTAATTGTAAAAATTCGCCCAGCCTTTCGTCCAAACTCTTTAGATCAGTCCCGACATCCTTGCGGTGGACTCGGTGGGTGATTAACTGCTTACCCTCTGGGAAATCAGCGCAGTAACTTACAAAGTCTACCCATGCACGACCAGTGGCGTGTAAATGCCCCATTAACTGCCAGTGGTAAGCTGGATCATGTGCGCCACGTTTCAGAGTTGCATAGTGGGTGGTTGAGATAACCGATTTAATCTCGATAATCCCATCATCACCCACCAAGCCATCCGGTGACGATCCCCAGGTATCAGACGCAAAAAAACCGCCATTAGTCACGGTTACAAAGTTTTCATGCTCGTAGAGTTCACGGGCAATCGGCTCTTGTTCCTGACCACGCAACATGTGTTCGTTGGTAAATGACACGCCAGACTTACGGCCCGTTACTTGCTCAAGTGAGAGCTGGAGGGCGTAGGCTTTGGCTGGTTCACCGAAAGCCTTACCAAGGTTAGCCATGAACTTTGACGCATTAGACATGGTGGCCTTACCGAGTCGCATGGCAAACCATTCATCCGAGTTTTGCTCGACTTCGTGAAATTTAAGCGGCTTGGGCATGACTGCACTCCTCAATGATTTGTGACTGATGCTCTTCAGATAGTCTGGCTCTTAAAAATACTGCCTCAAAATGGCCATCACGGATAAAGGCTTTTTTAGCGTTATCCCAACCTTTCGTGCCAGGCACAATAAAAGGCTTTTCCAGTTCTTTACGTTCGGCTATTTGCTCTTCAGATTCTTGTGGTAAATCTTCTCCAGCGTAGATGTAATGCCCCAAACCAAACAGGGCAAGGTTCTTTACAAGACAGCGCATAATGGCGGTATTAATATCGAACATTGAAGCCGCTAAACAAGTCTTTTCAGCCTTTGAAGTAGAGTAGGTGTAGTCAACATGCTTCTGAGCCTTGTTAGCACCGTCCATAACAAATAGGTGCATAGGCAGAGACTCGCCATCAATGGTGACTTCTGTTTGCACCATGTAGCCCAGATGTTCATCAAAGCAGTAAGGCTTGCCGTCAAAGTCTTTTACTGAATAAGTCATGCTAGGGTAGATGGCTTTAGTCACTCCCCAAGCCCACGCCCACGAAAGGTATCTTTTCCCACTTTTTGATTTAACGTGAATATTCACGTTGACTGCTGATAGTTTTTCCCAAGTGTTCATTTTGTGCCTCTGTTATAATGTAATTGCTCGGCTCTTGCGTAACATCTGCCGTAGCGATTTAGATAATAAGTATTGGTTGTTAATCTAGCCGGCAAACCCCTTCGAAAGTCTTTGCTGGCTAGATGTTCTATGATCTTAATAAGATTCAAGTAAGCACCTCCTCGATCTGACAATGTTCAGTCAAAAACAAAGTTATCATGACTACATCACCTTTTTTGTCAGTCGCTAACACGCGCATTAGGCGTATAAATGAATCATCCGGCATGAATAAAGTTTCTTGCTTGAATGAAATATCCTTAACGTTGTGTATCGAAAGCGAAGCGGCAGCCATTACTCTTTACCCCAGTAATCGACAAGACTCATAGGGCTAATTGGTTTAGCGCAATCATCAGCCTTGGCTTG